CCGCAAAATTACCTGCTGCCATGTGCTGGATGAGTGGGAGTGGCCGGGGTCACGCATCCCGCTGTTCCCGGTGCTGGGCGAAGAACTGAACGTCGATGGCAAGACCATCATGCGCGGCGTGGTCTCCGCGGCGATGGACCCGCAGCGGATGGTGAACTACCTGTATTCGGGCGCGGTAGAACAGGTGGCACTGAGCAACAAAGCGCCGTTCATCGTGGCCGCGGGACAGGTGGAGAACTACAAAGCCTTCTGGCAGAACGCGAACACGACCAACTTCGCCTATCTGCCGTATGACCCCATCTCGATTGCCGGCACGGCGATGCCCCCGCCGCAGCGGAACGTGGCCGAGCCGCCGATCCAGGCGATGGTGGAGATGCTGAGCAAGTCGGAGGAGGCCATCAAGGCCACGACCTCCATTTATGACCCATCCTTGGGCAACACGAACCCGCGGGAGAAGTCAGGCCGTGCGATCATGGCCTTGCAGCAGCAGGCCGAGCACGCCAATAGCAACTACGTCGATAACGTGCAGCGGGCGATGGTGGACTGCGGGGATGAGATGGTGCGGTTGTGCCCCATCTTCTACGACCGCCCCGGCCGGGTGCTGAAGATTGCGGGGCTCGATGACCAGCCAGAGCAAATCGCGCTTGGACCCACTCCTCAGCCGAGTGCTCAGGGGGGTGTACCGATGCCCGGCGGCCCCCAGCAGCCACCCAACCAGCAGGTACCACTCGCTGAGGGAATTAAAGGCTTTTACGACCTCGCCAAAGGCAACTACACGGTCACGGTCGATGTCACGCGCTCGCACACCACGAAGCGGCTCGAGCAGCTAGACATGCTCGGCGGGCTGCTGGAGAAGAACCCGCAACTGCTGCAACTGTTCGGGGACATCTACTTCCGGGCGATGGACGTGGAAGGCTCGCAGGCGTTGGCGGAGCGTGCCGAGAAGATGCTGCCGCAGCAACTGCAAGCCGGTCAGCAAGGCGAGCCGAATGTGCAGGCCATGCAGCAGCAGATGGCTCAAGCATCGCAGATGATCGAGATAATGGGCAAGGAGCTGGACGCCAAGACTCGGATCATTGAGACGGATGCGGTCAAGGCGCAACAGAACCTCCAAGAGAAGCAATTGGAGCAGGATACCCGTATCAAGGTGGCGTGGATTCAGGCGTCGGCGCAACTGGCTACGGCTGGGATGAAGGTCGATGCGGAGAACGCCCGTTCCTTCGTGGATGCCTTGGAACAGAAGGGGGCCGCAGCCCTCGACGCGCACATGGAGAAGTTGGCACTGGCTCACGATGCCGCGAAACAGGCAGCGGATCATGATCATCAGCGGCAGATGATGGAATCGCAGGCAAACGTGCAATTGGCGCAGCAGGCTGGTGAGCAAGAGCACGAAGCCGCGCAGGCTGATGCCGATAGACAGGCGGCTGCCGAACAAGCGGCACAGCAGGCCGCGCAAAAAGGTGTAGAATAGGCGCGCTCCATGCCCGACCCTGTCATTGACCCGCACGAAACCGTGACCGTCGAGCGTCCCGATGGGCGCAGCCTGTCCGGGTCCGGTGTCTCTGAGGAGAGCCTCGAAGCGGTCGTCGAGCAGCGGTCCCCTGAGCCTTCCCCGGCTGAGCCTGCGATCCCAGCGGAGCCGGAGCGGGAACCCAAGGGTCGCCAACGCTACTCCAAGCTGACGGCCGAACGTGAAGCGGCACTGACTGAGGCCAGAGCGGCCCAGGCACTGGCGGATGAACTCCGCACCCGTCTGGCGCTGCTCGAGGGCAAGGAACTGGAACGGCAGCAGGCCCGGCCGGTAGAACAGCCGCCTCCTGCTGCAGCCGAATACACCCGTCCCAAGCCCGCCGTGGCTGAGATCGGGACGAAGTATTCCGACTACGAAAGCTACGTAGAAGACCTCGCTGACTGGAAAGTTGAGCAGCGCGAGGGCAAGTTACGACAGGAGTTTGACGCCCGGTTCGAGCAACGCATCGAAGCGGAGCGGGCGTCCGTCAGGCAGCGTGCAGCGTCTCAGTCCGTCCTGGACCGTGGCCGCGCGGCCTACCCCGACTTCGATGCCGTGGTCAGCGGGTGTTCGGTGCAGTTCCCAGCCGGGATGCTGGAGAACATTGCCAAGATGCCCAACGCTGAACACATTGAGTACCTGCTTGGCAAAGATCCCCAGTGGGCGGCCGAAGTGGCCGCACAGCCCGATGGGCTGAGTCTGGGGCTGAAATTGGCCGAGCGGGTGCCATCAGGGAGCCGCGCCGTTCCGGCCTCGCGTCCCCCTGTGGCCCGTACCAGTCAGGCCCCCCCGCCGTACGAGCCGGTGGCGGGTGGGTCATCGACGAGTGCCCCACCACTCGCGGACCTGGCTGATCGAGGCGACTTCGAAGCGTACAAGGCTCGACGTGCGTCTGAACTCAAGTCCGCGGGAGGTGTCACGGCCCATAGGTAGATATTTAGTGCGTATTTCCGGCGTCTACGCGATTCAGCATCTCGATAGCGGACGGACCTACATCGGGAGTAGCGTCTCCATTCGCCGTCGATGGGTCGAGCATCGCTCGCACCTCAATCGTGGGACGCACCCCTGCATGGCGCTGCAAGAGGCATGGGTGGATGATGGCGAGGGCGCGTTCGCCTTTGTCATCGTGGCCCAAGTCGAAGGTCGTCACCTATTGATGGCCGCAGAGCAGCTCCATCTCGATCAACTCGATTCCCCCTACAACACAAACGGACGCGCCGGATCTGGGCCAGCCGAAGGATTCATGCATGATGAATCCACGAAGCGGCTCATCTCAGAGCGGACGAAGGGAAAGAAGCGAAGTCCCGAAACGTGTGCGCGGATTGCTGCGTCACGTCGTGGGATGACGCTCTCTGAGGCTCACAAGGCGGCTATCGGAGCCGCGCAAGTGGGTCGGAAGCGGAGTGCGGAGACACGCGCCAAGATGTCTATCAGTCGCCGTAATCGTGGGGTCTGTACTTGGGGCGCTGCCATTAGTGCTGGCAAGCGCGGTAAACCATGGTCAGACGCACGACGGGCTAGCTACGAACGCACGCTAGCGGCTCAACTCGTAGAGCCATAAGGGGTTACCTTGGCGAACACTTTCTTAACAAACTCCATTATCACGTATGAGGCGCTCGACGTGTTGGAGAACACCGACATGGCCTCGCGGATCATCAACCGCGAGTATTCCGACCAGTTCAAGTTTGGCGGCGCAGTCCTCGGCCAGACGCTGAACATCCGCAAGCCCGCCAGGTTCATCGGGCGTCTCGGGCAGGCGGTCAACATCGAAAGCATCACGGAAACCTATGTCCCCCTGACGCTGTCGTTCCAGCGCGGCGTGGACACCCAGGTGACCTCGCAGGATCTGACCCTCAACATCGACGATTACCGCAACCGCATCCTGAAGCCGGAGATTGCACGGCTGGCGAACCTGATCGACCAGGATGTCTGCGGCCTCGCGGTGGGCCTGAACAACTTCGTGGGGACCCCCGGCGTGACCCCGACGGCGCTCAGCACGTATCTGGCCGCGAAGACGAAGCTGGACAACCAGGCGTGTCCGATGGACGGCGACCGGAACATCATCAACAACCCGGCCGCGGAAGCGTCGATTGTGGACAACCTGAAGGGGCTGTTCCAGGCGAGCGACCAGATCAAGCAGCAGTACCTGAGCGGCACCATGGGGCGCAGCATCGGGTTCGACTGGTCGATGGACCAGAACATCTACGTCCACACGGTCGGCGTGCTGGGGGCGGCCACGCCCTTGGTCACGAGCGCGGGTCAGTCTGGCTCGAGCATCATCACGAACGGCTGGAGCACGAGCACGCTGAACGCGGGCGATGTCGTCAGCTTCGTGAGCGCGGCGACCCCGGTGAACGGCGTCAATCCGCAGAGCTACCAGAGCACCGGGCAGGCGATGCAGTTTGTCGTCACGGCCACCACGTCGGATTCGGGCGGCACGATGACGATCCCAATCGCCCCGGCGATGGTGGGACCGGCCTCGAGCACGCCGCAGTTGCAGAACGTGACGAACCTGCCGCCGGCCTCATGCCCGGTGTATGTGTTCAACACGGCGGCCGCGTCGTTCTCCACGATTGCGTCCGTGCAGTCGCCGCAGAACCTCGCGGTCCACAAGGACTTCGGCACGCTGGCGATGGTCGATATGCCGCTCCCGGGTGGGACGGACAAGGCCTATCGGGCGGCGAGCAAGAAGACGGGCAATACCATCCGCGTCATCCGCGATTACGTGGCGACGACGGACCAGTGGATTCAGCGCCTCGATGTGCTCTACGGGGTCGCAGTGCTTCGGCAGGAACTCGGCTGCCGGGTGGGAGGCTAACCGTGGCTCTGGCAACAACGACACTCAGCGGCGCAATCACGCAGAACCAGACGACCGTCAACCTGACGGCCTTCACCAATCCGGTCACCAGTGGCATCGGGCCGAAGTGCGTCCTCGTCGTCGACGGGGAGGCGATGCTGGTGACGGATGCGAGCCTCAGCCCGACGCTCCAGGTGGTGCGGGGATATCAGTCGCCCATCGCCGGGCAGCCGGGCACGCCCGCCTTTCAGCACAACATCCTGGCCCCGGTGGTCTACGGGCTGACGAGTGACTACACGCAGTCGGTGGGCAACCCCGGCGGCGCACAGGTCTACAGCTATGGCGCGAGTGCGACCGTGACCAATCCGGTGCTGGATGCGACCATCTACATCGACAAGGCCACCGCGGCCGCGTTGACGCTGACGGACCCGGCGAAGGACCAGCGGAACACCGTGCGGTTCATCTCGCGGACGGACGCCGCGCACACGATCACCTACGCGACGGGGTTCTACGGCTCGACCACGGGGTCGGACGTGGCGACGTTCCCGGCGACGTTGGGGGCGGTCTTTACCATCGTCGCGCAGAACGGGCAGTGGTGCCCGGTGGCGACGGCCGACGATGGCGTCACCATCGCGTAACCATGATGTGGGGGCTTCGGCCCCCTCGTCTTTCCTGAGAGGATACGACGATGCCTGATGGCGTCTGGATTCAAAGCGATAGCCAGCAGCCCACGGGGAACTGGACGTGGGGGGCCAATTCGACCCTCACGGTGCCGGGGACGTTGAACGTCACCGGGACATTGATCGATACCGGCTCGACGCTGGTCAGTCCCGCGATTACGGGGACCGTGACGGGCGGGGCGACGTATACCGCGCCCACCTTCACGACGCCGACACTTGGCGTGGCGACGGCGACCAGCCTGAACAAGCTGACGCTGACGGCACCGGCGACCACGGCGACCCTGACCCTGATCGAAGGCACGACGACGACGGGACCAGCGGCGACGGGCACGCTTGTCACCGAAGCGGGCGCGGCCACGCTGACCACCAAGACGATTACCGCGCCCATTCTGACGGACGTGAAGATCCTCGCGGCGAATGCGACCTACAGCGCCACGGTCACGCCGGCGACGTTGACGGGGTTCTCATGGACGGTGGTCGCGGGCACCTACGTGTTCGAGTTGAACATGCCGACCACGATGACCACCAACGGCGGGTTGACCATCAACTTCCTGTTGACCACGGCGGTGCTGACGAGCATTCAGTATCAGTCGTACACGGCGACGGCAGATGATGGCGGCACGGCGGTGTCCACGAACGGCACGACGACGACCAGCGGCACGAAAGTGTTCGACAACAAGACCGCGGCGTATACCCATGTGAACGTGAAGGGGTCAATGGTCGTCGGGACCGGCGGCACCTTCGCGTGGCAGGGCTGCCAGAACACCTCAGCGGGCGCGGGGGATGCGACCATCGTCGCCATCGGCTCGTATGCCACGCTGACGCGGGCGTCGTAAGGGATGCGGGAGCGCCTGCTGCAGAAGTTAGCCGACGTGCAGGCGCTCCGTGTCCAGCACATGGCGAATGTGCAAGCCTGCCATGGCGCGGTGGAAGTGCTCGAGCAGTTACTGAAGGAGTGGGATGATGACGTTCGAGGAACTACGGGCCCAAGTCGCGGCCCTGACCCAGCAACTCCAGTCGAGTCAGGTCGGCCAGCGGACGCCGGAGATTCGTAAGCCGATTCAGAACCTGCTGGACCCACCGCCCTCCGCGACGGTGGCCAAGCCCAATTTCTTCTTCGAGGGCCGCAACTCCGTCGAGCGCACCGTGCCGGGACCGTTCCCGGCGGTGCGGTTCCGGCTGACGGAGCAGGGCGTGCAGGAGCGGGCCGCGAAGAACCAGGCCGAACTCGACGCGCTCGAGGCCGACGGCTGGCACACAGGCGAGCCGGTGACGGCGCCGGTGAGTCGGCTGGACGCGATGACGGATGCGCTGGCCTCGCTCAGCGAGGCAGAACGGTCGGCAGTCCTCGCAGAGCAGGAGAAGACGCGCCTCGGGACCATTCAGGCGCAGTTGGCTTCGCTCTCGGCTGACGACCTCGCTCGCGTGCTGGAGGCCAGCGCCTCGCCTGTGAAGCGGGGACCGGGCCGGCCGAGAAAGACGGCGTAAATGGGCTTCGCTGTCTACCGCGGGGGATCGAGTGGGGGCGGGGGCTTTGCGGCTCCCGGTGCGCCTGATCTGTCCCAGAAGCCGGCATTGCCCGACCCATGGCAGACCCTCGGGCGGATGAACAATCCTGGGATGGCCGCCTATCAGGGGCCAGCAGCACCGTCGCCGGTATTTCCGCAGCCGCACATCC